ATAGTATCACCAACTGAGTATCCTGATCCTGCTGTTGTTACAACCATCGATGATACTCCGTCAGCGACATTAGCCACTGAAATATTAGCATTAGCACCACCAAAGTCTGTGAAGTAAATTGTTTTCTCAATCATCTGATCAGATAATGATAATTGGAAAGTTTTTGTTCCGTATGTAGTTGTTGTAATTGTACTTGCATTTGCACTTTTATAATCTGGCAAGACAGCATCAACAGTACTATTTGCAGTCGTCACTAATTTTCCAGCAGTCTCGTTCATTGCTACTGTTAATGGATTAGTTGTAATTACGTTTTCAATTCCGTGATTTGTATCAGTTAATCTATATACATTCCAATCGCCGTTGTCATCTTTGGCTACCCAATTTGTTGAGCCTAGTTCAACTTCAACATTACTTGCAACTGTATTACCATACTGTGATTTTAAATCTGCTTTTGTCAATGCTTGATAGTTTGTATCATTGATGTGTACATAACCAGCTGTTGGTAAATCAAATGATTCAGATCTAGTAGGCCAAATTTCAGTTGATAGTTTTGAACCTGTTGGCTTCTTAGTCCAATTTTTACTGTCATCTGCATCGATAGTAATAATATCATCTGTGTCAACATCAGTAGTAACTACATTATCTATTCTTGGTAAGAACTTAACTATCTGTGGATTAGTTCTAATCTTAGCAGGGTCTAATCTGAATTCCATAGACTGATTAATTTCAGTACCACCGAACTCACCAACTTTGAATGCATAGTATTCATATAAATTAATTTCTTGTCTTTCACTAATTACATCAGTTCTTAAAATTTTATCAACGGCATTTCTTGTACCTTTCTGTCTAACAAAACCTTGATAGAATCTAGTTTGGCTTTCATCAACAATTTCTAAGTTTTCTAAACTTTCTCTATTTTGGAAACCAATTGTACGTAAACCTGCTTTGTTTAATTCTTCGTTATTAGTTGTTTTATCAATGTCAAGATATGTTGTGACATCACTAGCTGAAGTTTCAAAGTTTGATATAATACCTCTTTGAGTGTCAATCAAGTATCCATTAGCTTCTAGCTTACCATTCCAGTCAGTTGTTCTTAACAATGTCTGTTTTAATCTTGGCTGTCTAATTGCTAGTGCTGGATCATAAATTACGTCTTTAAAAGTTGTTACATTATCAAATACTGTTACGTGTTCAATTTCTCTTGCATATAAATTTACAAAATAGATTGGTCTGTTTTCATCTGACGTAATTTGTATTGACGCACCATCACGTATAACAGTTGTAGTGCTCGGATCAATTGGTTTTCCATTCTTATCTAAAATTGAGTAAGAGCTACCAATGATATCTTCAACACTTGCAACGATACCGTTTAAAGGTCTGAACTTAACTTTGTTTGCCGCTGGCGATAATGATATAATACTTTCAGGTGGCCATTCACCTAAGCTCCAGAATAAAAATTCTTTTGCAGAGTATAACCAATTATATGTTTCTTGTATTTTGTTATTGATTGTATCAAATATCCAACCTTGTGATTCTAAATATCTACCATAGTTAACTATAAAATCAAAAACTTCTTGTGCCGTTGTAAATTCTTTTCCATATTCTACATCTACAGTTTCATTTTCTTTGATTGCTCTGTAGTACATCACACTAGCACCACCTTCCATTGGTGGTTCTTTAACTGACTGGAATTTAGTTGGATCAAAAGAATCTCCACTCACGTGTGCTTCTGTAACTTTATAATATGCACCTTCATATAGAATATATTCTCCAACTAACAAACTTCTGTTTGGTTGATAGTAAGGTATGTCAAGATATTTTCCACCAACTTGTATAGGTGCTTTAGGACCTGTTTCTAAACTTACTGTAGTTCTAAAATAATTTTTACCAATGTCATAGCCGTGTACTGCCCAACCTCTAATAGTTTTTTCAATTATAATAGCCGAGTATGTTGCATTTTGTACCGAAGGAGAAATATGTAACAGATGGTTAATATTTGTATCAGGTATGTATATGCTTGTTCTTTTTGACGTTGGTGAATAAGCTTCAGCCTGTGCTTTATAAGAACCAAAGTCAATAAACGCACCTTGTTTGTGTGCTAACTGTGGAGTAATATTTCTTATCACACCACCATATAATGTTTCTAATTTTTTATTCTGATTAACTAATCTTTCACTGATATATTGCTGATAACCTGTACCAACTGCAATAGATGTGTTAGCAGTTTCTCTATGTACAAACACATTATTGGTATGACGTTTACCTGTGTTTTTATCAAATTTTTGTAATTTGTTTACATTACTATTATCAATGTTTAAGGTATCAAACATCAGCTCAGCAAACTCAGTTGGCTTCATTACAAATAAAGCTGACATCAAAGCAAATGGCATAGCACTACTGATATAGAAGGCCTTCTCTGCCGGCGCAATATCTCCTATTGCCCAATTTAAATGTCCTTCTACTCTGTCTGGATCTTTAACACACAATCCAATATCTTTTGGACTCTGTAAGTCACCTTGGAAGTTCACTGGTGGGTAAGATGAAAAGCCATCTCTTCTGTATATGTTTGATCTACTCGTATATGATAAATCTTTAAAGTTTTCTCTATTACCAAAACGTATAATACCATTTTCAATATCAGCTAACAATTTATCTCTTTTATCTGGCTGAGTCCAAGAATATGTGCTATCCCACCAAGTTGGTTTCATACTAAAACCTAACATTTCCCAAGGGTGGCTGTGTGGTCTATCCGTACCATAGAATTTTTTGTAGATGCCTCGCCAGTGTCCAGGAGTAACTGTGTCTTTTATATTTCTAATCGCTGACCAGTTCCAAGTTCTCCAATCTGTGTCGCTTACAAGCAATGGATCGTTAGTTTGCCAATCGACATTATTAAATGTCATCCAACGATATACGTGTGATCTAAATATTTGATTGTATTCTAAATATGAATAATCTTTTACGTTGAAATAGTTACTAACCACTTTCTCATATGATAAAGGTGCTTCGTAATCTGGATCAATAAATTTATTTGAGATATCATTGAAAATTCTTTTTTCAAGTTCTAATAAAGCTCTATCTCTGTCATCTAAAAATTTTGCATTTAAAGATCCATCGTGTCCTTGTATAAAAGTTTGTGGACCTTTATTATACGAATCTACATCTATTACTTCACCTGGAACATAACATTGGTATAAACCAAGTTTTGATGGCGTAGGTGGAATAAACACAGGTTGCTTTTTATCAAAGAACTCTATTCTGACTACATCATTTACTTCTGGTTTATTAGCACCAACGAACACAATTCTATTATCTGTTGCATTAGTAATAACATAATCTTGATTCATTACTAAAAGCTTGTCATTGTTGTAAACATATAAAGATTTTGAATCTTTATCATTTACAGGACTAAATGCGTATGTTGTTATTAATCCACCAGCTGATGAATCGGTTAGTTCACTTTGGTAACTTTGAGTTTGATAGTTTTTAGTATCAGATGACCAAGTTTTATTTGTTGCTGTTATTGTAACATTAGAAACTTGTTTTGTTTCACCATATGATAACATTAAACTATAAGCCCAAGGCTCATTTGCTTTTTTATTTTGATTGATTTCTCTTAAAGCTGTATCAACAAGTTTAGTATCATTCCAAGTTTTAACATCATTTTTTCTTGCAAGATCTAAAATTTTATTTAAAAATTTTAATTTAAATCTTGTATAATCTGTTTCAGCAAATCTTATTGATTTAATAACATCTCTGTCATCACTGTTAACGTGTGATGCTAACTTCAAGAATGGAGCATCGTGTTGTAAAATATTTTCACTTAAAGTTAAATCTTGTTCTGTATCTCTGTAGCTGTTATTTCCTAAAGCTAATCCAGTCAATCCTTTTTGATTTGAAATACCACTTGAAAAATGATTCAATAAGTCACCATAATCATAAGTTGTCACGTCTGAGTTTAGTGCATTATTAGTTAAGTTCTTTGGTACTTCATAGTATGCTCTATACAAGTCTCTTGTATCAAAACTTTTAAACTTAACTAAAATATGATCAGTGCTGTTAGCAGGTGTTTTAAGTTTAATAAATTGATTGCTTTGTATTTCAAAATCCGTATCTTTTAATTTTTCAACATTATTAATATAAACACGAACACTATCATCATCAGCAATTATTGATTCGAGTAAAAACAATTCGTTGCTTATTTCTTCTTCAACGTCATATTCTTGTACTAGACATTGTGATGATTTTGTTCTAACAGGTAGCCATTCGTTGTTGTATGTAGTAACTGTGCCATCAGCTAGATTGCTTACATTATTATCAACGACTCTAATGCCAGCACCCATACCACTGTGATTTTTACAGTAGTAATATAACTGATCAGGTGTTCCTGCTGTTGGTGTGAACTCTATACATCTTTTTGTTACAGTTGTACTATCAAATGTTGAGCTGTAATATACAGCTTCAGTCACTTCAACATCGTTATGGAAATATTTTACCCCGGTAGTATAAGATGTACCACTTGCGTGAGAACCATTGTTCGTAGTACTTAATAAGAATGGATGTACTACTCCTGAATATCCTCTAGATGTGAATGAACTGTCATCTAAATTAAAGATATATTTGTTACCTCTAATTAAAATTAAGTTTTGTTGTTCAACATTGTCAACATAATATCTATTACCTGTTAGACCACCTTCTGCTGGTTGTACAATTACTTTATATTCATATGTGTCCTGTAATATATTTTTGTAATCGTGTTTTTTATAATATTTGAAACCGGCTGGTCCGTTTGTTTCGCTGTTTAAATAATTCTTAAATTCGATTGTACTCAAACTGGTGTAATCAGTATATTTTAAAGGAAACCCTAAATGCTCATCATCAGTACCTGTACCAACAGTATAACCAAAAATTTCATTTCCTGAAAAAGTTGAAGAACTGTAGATGCTTGTATTTCCTAATTCATTGCCGTCGGTATCATACAAATTAAATTTAGGTGCTTTGTTTATACCTGTTTTTTGTTGAGCTAGTGTCCATTCATATCCAGTCCAGTAATATTCTTTACCTGCATTTTTTGAACCGAGTCTTACTGTAATTTTATCTAAATCTTTTACTTTTAATTCACTACCTGAATAATAAGTTGAGTCATCTAAAGCTCTCAATTTAATTACGCCGCCTACAAATTTTACTTCATATACTGATGATGAAGCTTTAAACGTACTTGACTTAACGTCCCAACCTGCATCAGATATTCCGTCACCGTCTGAATCATTATCCCAAGGATCGGCATTTGCGTCCCAAGTAACTAGCTCAGTTTGTGAGTTTGGATTTACAAATAAAACTCTGTAGCCTTCTACTAGTAATATATCATCAACTCTGTATGATGATTGATTTTCTATATCACTTACAGATGCACTTGATTCAAGTACATCAACAGTAGTAATGTGCTCGGCACCATAGTTATATAATTCAATGTCTTTATTAAATTCAATAATTGGTCTTTGACCTTTTCTTGATTGTGATAATTGAAATGCTGTTTCTCTTAAAAGTGTAGTTGAGTCAAAGTATCCACTATCCCAACCTCTAATAGAATCTGTTATAGAATCAAAAGGATGGAATTCTGGCACTTCTTCTTGATAAGTTCTATAGTTTGTAATATTGTCTTTATGTACCCAACCATTCGTTCTTGACCAAGGATTCTTGTCCTTACAACCTCTGTTAATTGTAATATAATCTGCTGTTGCAACGTCTGGTATTGTATCATAACGTTCACTATCAAAACCTTTTGTAGTATCTACTTGTCCTATTGTGTCAGCTCTATCCCAAGGAATAAAAGTTTCTTTTAAGAATAATTCTGTTTCAACATCTGACGTTTCGACTAAAGAAATTCCTTCTTTAGATCCTACGCCTTCTATGAATACTTTCTTGTCTTTATAATCTGTACCAACTAGTGAGTTATCACTAAATTGCACTAACATACCAGAGCTGAGTGTCACACCATTGGGAGAAGTATAAGATTTTGAACCAATAATATTGTTAGGATCAACTCTATGGTTAACCGTGATTTTATCTCCAGTTACAACGTTAATTGAACTGGTGGCAAATGATAAATCCAAACCGGTTGCTACATAATCGCTTGTTGCAACACCATTGACTTCTACTATGTCATTGGGAGCGATTGAATATGTTAATGCAAAAGTTTTTGAGTTTGCAACAGACTCAAACGATTCAACGAGACCTGATAATATAATAGCAGGTACGTTTAAATCTAAACTTGGATACCAATAGTAATTTTCGTAATTGATAAATTTATCATAATCTATTGGTGCTGTAAATGTGTAATGTTTTTGTCCAAACAATCTGTTTTGATCGATTGTCTTACCATTTTCACTATCTATGTAATTTAATATTTCACTATAGAAAATAGAATCAGTTGTAATTTTACTGTCTGGATCTTTAATAATTCCAGCTGGCTCTAACTGATATGTTTTTCTATTTTTAATTTTTTCAGTTTTGTAATTGTCTTTGGAAGGTCTGTAGTTAACATTGGATTTCCTACCAATAAATTCAGTTACCCTAGTGTCATTAGCTTTACTAAAAGCCTGCTCGACTGTGCCATCGAAAAAGTTTTTCAACTTTTCGTTCTGTAATATCTCAGGTAAAAAAGTGATAGCTTTAGCTTTGTCATCAGTTGTTGAAACTGATTCACTTACTGTTGCATTTGATGAATTGAATTCTATATCATCACCACTTGCACTACCACCTGAACTTCCATAAGCCATTAATATCCCCCGCCTCCGCCGCCGGAGCCACTACCGCCTGAACCACCTGCACTACCAGTTGATCTTAAGTTTGCACCTGTTAGTCCTGACACAATCTCAACATCATCTACTGAAGCTGTTGAGAAAAATAATTCATTACTTGCCGCTTTAATTTGGAATAAGTCACCAAATTTTGCTTCCGCATCTTTTGGTACAATAACAACTGATGAAATTTGTGCTGACAGTTGTCTGTGTATGTAAGCGGCCAATTCACTATAATAAAATGTATCGCCAAAGTCCCAGTTTGTAATTCTAAAGTAGGCGTTGATTGCTCTTACCACTTCAGTTTTTACTTGGTTGTCTGTGTATGTTGAACCCATTACTTTAACTACTCTAAAGACAGCTTGGTTGACTTCATCAGCGGTACTACCAAATAATAATTTAAATGATGCAGAAGTATAAACTAACTGATCACTGATTGATTTGTATTTTTCTAATTCGACTAAATTATTTTTAATTTCTTGAGATGTTGGTGCTATTGGAAAATTAGCCAATGTGTCACCAGACGAATTCCAGTTTAGTACATTTGTGTAATATTCGTTTTGTAATACTACTAGTTCCATAATGTTTGACACACTAGGATCAATTCTTTGATCTCTTGGTGCGGAATGTCTATATTGGAAATAAAATTTGTTTGCAGTATTGAATGCTCTACCAATAAATGATTTGTAAATTGTTGTTCCTATCGTGGCCTGATATGCTCCATCTGAACCTGTTGTTGTTTGTAGCACACCAGCATTATAAAATTTATTTGTAGTTGTCAAGAATTCAACACCAACGTTGGTTAATGCATTAACCGCCGTAACACCTGTTGTAGTTTTAAAATATGTATATCCGTCATAGTCATCATAGCTTACAAAGAATATGCTGTTTGTATTATTGATTACATCTTCGTGAGCGATAGGATTATCAGGCATACCGTCATCATCGGAATCCATATTTGTAATTTTTATTTTTCTAGTATCAACAAATCCATCTGTTTCAACATAGCTGTCGCTAACACTAAAAGTTATTTTACTTTTTAGTTTAGTTGTACTTGAAGGATTACCTAATACAGCAACATCTTTATTGATGTCTAATAATTCAATAGTGTCTTTAACAGCTTTTCCAGTTGCACTATCAATATTTTTGTATTCTGGAACATAATAGAATCTAACTTCTTGGTCACTTTCAAATACATAATCCAGTCCTCTAATTTTAAATTCATATCTTGGATTACTTGCCGAGTCTGCCGCTGGAATATAATTTGCATATATTAACCAAGACGTATCACCTGCCAAGGTAGTTGAACCACCGTGTGATTGATTATTTGCTATACTGAAGTTATTAGTTAAATCAATATAGTCATCACTAATTAGATACCATTTTTCTGCTTTTGTACTTGCATCTCTGTAATGGAAACCAATACCGAAGTCTACTCCTTTTTCCATTTCAGTTTGTATTGAAGATTTTTCAGAAGCATTTAATTTTGTTCTTAAGTTTGGAAGTATTTTCCTTACTTTCAAACCTGCTGTGATTGATTGATCTAAAACGATAGACCCTGATGTTTCATTTGATAATATTGTACCATCATTGCTTATGCTTACTACAGTAGCCCAAGTAATTGTAGTTGGTGTAGTGTAATCATCTACAAATTCTAGTTTAGTACCCGGTCTAATGAAACCAAGTTTTTCATCTGATCCATTTGGATTGTTATAAACTGTGATCAGTTGCGATTCGTTTGGTCTACCTGTAACTGTTATAGGAGCATTACCAATATAAAAGAAACCTGTGTCTGATTTTCCTGCTACAGCGAATGGTTGCCATAATATCTTTTGACCTGCAAGGTTCATTGTAAATTGATTAGCATCGTGTCCTGATTCGATAGCAGTTTTATATGTGTCAAAGTAAAAATTCTGTAATTGTACTTTTTTCAATAATGGTGCCAATACATTTTCAATAATATATGTATAACTTGTTGTATCTACAATAGTACCTGTAATTTCTTCTGTACTTAAAGTGAAATTTGGATTTTTGTATAATACACCATCTTCACCAAATACGTTCACACTTTTAACTGTGCCAGTTGGATCATTGATGTCAATGTATCTTGAATGTCCTATGTGTGTTTTATTTAATGCTTTCATCTTTTGAATCGTAGTAGATTGTGTTAATGGGAAAATATTATAGTCTTCAGCATTAACCATTCTATCTTGTGTGTAGAAAGATTTAGGTGCATTGTTTTTAATATCAGCATCTGTTTCTGCCGCCTGTGAATTTGTAATTGTACTTGCCAATGTTAATGACACAGTTGCAGTATACTCCTGCTGATTTGCATTTACATATTTTATTTTAATTTCTTGATTTTTAATTCTATCTTTTTTAAGTAATTGTCCTGAACCATTACTTCTTCTATAATAAATTCTAAAACTTCCTTTTGGTGCGTTACCAAAATTACCATCACTAAACAATACTGACACTTGATCATTATTTTTAGAGTTTACAGCAAAAATATTTCTTGTGTTTAATGCTAAACTGTTATAGATTGTGTTTTGTCCAAATAATCCTGGAACAGCTTCCCATTTCTCTGTAGGTACACCGTTTGTATTAATTTTTTGTACCCATACGTCAATGTCATTTATGTTTGAAAAATCTAAATCAACTGTTCTGTTTGGTAATGGATTTGCAAAACTATAATCCTGGAATCCTAAGTCACCTTCTTTGAAATACATAAAGAAGCCTGTATCAACACTACCAAAGCCTTGATTATCATTTCTATATACAAAGTTATATGCTTCTGAACTGTCTGGAGATCTTTCATACAAGTAACCATTTTTATGTATATCAGCTTTTACAACATCAATCGATGTATCAACACCGTCAACTGATTGTGAAAAGTTTTTAACAACTGATTGTGATGGTGAAGAATTTAAATTATAAATTTCAGTTTTGATAGAATTGATTGTTGCTGATTTAGTTGGTGTACCAAACTTGTTAGTTGGATTGAATACTGAATTACAAATTGTTAACCATTGGTCATACCAATCAGTGTTGTTTGCATCGTTCCAATTGATGTTTGCATTGGTAAGTTCATTTCCTGAAGAATCTTGTAATGGTTCATTAGTTTTAATTTTTGTAATTTTTAAAAGTCCTCTAGCCGGAACATTTCTTTTTGGTCTGTAATTAATTAATTTTGTTAACCTAATTATAGAGTCTCTTCTTTCAGCTGTGTCTAAAAAGTTTTCTCTAGAGTTTAAGTCTGTTCTGAAAGCTAAACTCTGACCTAAGAAAGCAAGTAAGTCTATGATAGCGATAAACTCACTCGATGCAATATAGTCATTGAAGTCTTCCGGATAGTTTATTTGAATATAGTTTAGCATTGAATCACGAATTGAATCGTAATCATATGCTTTGAAATCTGCTTGTGAAAATGTTCTATAGATTGTCTGCCAATCTTCTGCTGAAAATAAATTATTTTGTCTAACTATCTGACTCATTATAATGTTTCTTTCTCAAAATCTAATTGCAAGTTAATTTTTTTATCGAATGGTCTAGTGTTCATTGAAATTCTGACAGCCACACCATTTTCATATTCTTCGACGCTTGTAGAGATCAATTGGACTCTCGGATCTGAATTGATAATTCTTTTGCAATCCTCAACCATATCTTCCTTTGTTGACTCGTCCAATGGTTCATATAATAGGTCCCAAATAATTGAACCAAAATCTGGATTCATAACCCTCTCACCTTTTCTAGTATAAAAGTGGTTAATCAAATCTTGTTTGATAATATCTAGATCATAAAGCTGGTTGGATTTGACACCTGCTACCGTGCTGAACCCTTTGTAGGTCGCACCACTGGAGCCTGTACCACTAAATGTGCTGATTTGCACTTCACCGCTGTTTGAACTATTGTATGCCATAATTTACTTCTCTACTAATATTTATAGTGGTTTTTAAATGCTACTATAATTATACTTATTATTTGAAAATCTGTTGACAGCTAAATATAGTTGTATATAATATCGAGCAACGATTGGGCAAATAATAAGATGAAAAAA